GCAATTAAAGAATTGAATGCAAAAATAGATAAATTAGAAAATAAATAACATATATAATTAACAACGGACTAAAAAGAAGGTAAACTAGATGGCACTTAAATTTAGACGTGGTACAGCATCACAAAAATCGGGTTCATTAGTATTTGGAGAACCATTCATTAATACTTCTATTCAAACCTTACAGGTAGGTGGAGATACGGGAGATATAACATTAGCAACATATGCTAATACACAATCATTTTTCACACCAGCATCCATTTCGGCATCATCATTTATATCTGCATCGGCAATATGGGTTGCAGGAACCGTTGATGGAGTGGATATTTCTACATTTTATAGTAGTACAAACAATAGCACCGCTTCGTTAAATACTTTTACCGCATCTGCAGGTACACGGTTAACTAATTTAGAAACCAAGTCAGCATCGGTTGACATCAGTATATCCAACATACATACTTTTACAGCATCAGTAAGTACAAGTATATTTAATATTAACGCATACACTACTTCGGTGAGTAGTAGTATATTTCATCTAAATGCAAGTTCCGCATCCCAGCAGACAAGTATAAATGGATTAAATAATAGTAGTGCCTCACTAAACACATTTACATCTTCCGCAGCAACACGATTAACTAATTTAGAAACTAAATCAGCATCGGTAGATATTAATATTGCAAATATACATACTTTCACCGCATCGGTGAGTACAAGTATATTTAATATAAATGCATATACAACTTCTGTAAGTAGTAGTATCTTTCATTTAAACGCAAGTTCCGCATCGCAGCAGACGAGTATAAATGCATTAAATAATAGTACCGCATCATTAAATACATTCACCGCCTCTACTGCGACGAGCATAACAAACTTAAACGCAAGTTCAGCATCGCAGCAGACGAGTATAAATGCATTAAATAATTCATCCGCATCATTAAATACATTCACCGCATCAGCAGGTACAAGACTTACTAATTTAGAAACTAAATCGGCATCTGTCGATATTAGTATAGTAAATATACATACTTTTACAGCATCGGTTAGTACGAGTATATTTAATCATAATGCAAGTTCTGCATCACAGCAGACAAGTATAAATGCACTAAATACTTTTACATCATCTGCAAATGGTAGTTTAAGTGCATTGAACGCAAATAGTGCATCTTTAAATGCAAGAACAGGATCATACGCAACAACAGGATCAAATTCGTTTCAAGGTGCACAAACCTTTTCGGGATCAGTATCAATCTCTGGCTCATTGGCAGTTGGTAACATAACCCCATCTTTAACAAATGGTAGAATAGATGCATCAAATGACATTGTTGCATTCTCAACATCGGATAAAAGATTTAAGAATAATGTAAGACCAATTGATAATCCAATTCAAAAAATTAGAAAAATAAGTGGTGTTGAATTTGATTGGATACCGAATCAGGAATTACATGGGTTCGTAGGACATGATGTCGGTGTAATTGCACAAGAAATACAAGAGGTATTACCTGAACTTGTAACACAGAGAGAAAGTGGGTATTTGGCTGTAAAATACGACAAAATAGTTGCACTATTAATTGAAGGTATAAAAGAGCAGCAATTAAAAATGGAATCTTTAGAAATAGAAATTGAACAATTAAAAAAACAAAAGGGTTTATAGTTCATGTATGATGTTTACTACACAACTGCAGGAGGTCCTTGGTTTAATAGTGGTGCTGATATGTGGGTTACAAATTGGATAAATGAGGTTGCTCCACATTTAGATACCAAACCTCTATTGTTGTTTCATAGAACTAAACCAAAAAATTACGAAGATTATCCAATAAACATTGATCATGTATGGGAGATAGATGAAGCAAAGATAGATGGTATATTAAAATCTGCCAGAAAAATTCATATATTACATGGACATTATACACCAACAACCGGAATATACAATAATATAAATGATATAGATTCGATTGTTTTTCATAACTTAACAAAAATATCATTAATAGCTCAAAAAGAAAAAACTAATTATTTACATTGGTATGGTGATTGGGAATGGGAAAGTGAATTAATAGATAAAATAAAAAATAAAATTTGGATAGGATTGTATGATTTTCCATACCAAACCGAAAATTTACATTTTATTTCCAATTATTACGAATTTTCACAAAAATCAGAAATAAATACGAGTACAAAAATTGGATTCGCAGCTAGAGCAGAGGGTAGAAAGAATTTGGAATTTATAAAAGATTTAGAATCATACATCTTTACAAATTCAGATACCTTTAACATATATTATAGAGAAAAATATGGATACAAATTTGAAAATTCAAAAGTTTATAAATTTAAACATAAAAATAAAGAAAGATTTTATCAAATGGACTGGGGAGTATCTCACTCTTGCTTTGAATTTGAACCATTTGGATATGGAATATTTGAAGCAGTGGATTGGGGTAAACTTCCAATACTACACGAAAATTGGCATGTACCACTTGATTACAAATACAAAGCATTTGACAAAGAATCATTTGAACAAATATACAAAACAATATGCGAAGATGATTATGAAACCCGTAAAAGAGAGTTTGAAAAGCTTAAAAATTGGATGATTACACACTTTTCGGATAAAGAAGGATGGAAACAAAAACTTTTAAATATTTATAACGGAGAATAGTATAATATGCCAAAAACCAATTTATCATTAGGAAATTTATATAGAGCAATAAGTGGGTCAGCTAGAACATCACAAGTTGTTACTTTAAATGGTTTGGCCGGTGGAGGATCAAATATTGCATTTAGTGAATTCGCAATTGATTCCGTAACCGTCACACCACCGGCATTTACATACATTGTAGAAGATACAAGTGAAAATGCTACATTTACATTTACATCTCCAGGTACAAGACATGGAAGTAAAGTTGGTATAGTTGCAAATAACTACACTTGTTCATTCAATAACGCAAACTTCACAGTTCCGAGTTCATCATTGGGTGCATCACCTTCTTTTAATATAAAAGCAGCTGCACAACAACCAGCACCATACACAGGATCATCAGCGGTCTTAACTATGGCATATGCGGATTTTTATAATATAAACGCAACAAATCACGCCGTTTCAACTTTAAAAACATTATATGCGGTAGATGTTTATAATACCATAAACCAACCCGATTTTTGTTTACTATTTGGTACACAAATTCAATTGGAAGATGGTAGTGAGATTAATGTAGAAGATTTAAAAGTTGGGGATATTGTAAAAGCATGGGTACCAGATGGATTGCCTGATGAAGATTTACCATTGAACACAAATAGTGTTGATTGGAGAATGCATTTATTGGAAAATTTACAAGGAAGTGAACAGAATGTAGCAATAGAAAACATTACATTTGATTTCGCAGATGCATATTATTCATTAAATAACGGATTAATAAAAGCAACAGAATTTCACCCAATATATGTTTGGGATTCGCAAATAGATAAATACAGATTTAAAAATATATGTGATGTAATTATTGGTGATAAACTAATAAGATACGGAGTAGATGGTCTGTTAGAAGAAGTTGAAATTGTAGATATTGAATTATTATTTGAAGATGTAGAAATTGTAACTTTAAATGTAGAAACAGCAGACGTTTATATATCTAATGGATTTATTTCACATAATAAAGGAACAACAACCCAACCAAACATACCATATCCTGGATTAAGAATGTATTTGGATCCTTCAAAGGCCTCATCATTTACTGCCGGATTGCCATCTACAGGAACACCAACTGTCGATTGGATGGATTTGGCAGGATGGAATACGGGTGTAAGACCTGGTGGACAGGGTGGATTAGGACAGGGTAGTCCATCATATAATAATGGTGGTGCAACTAGAAAGGATTATTATTACGCACTAAATGGAACTAATCAAATATTCTACAAAGATACTACATCTAATATAAATGGTGGATATTCGGAGTTTAATATAACGGCAGGTACAATACATATGTGGGTAAGACCAACAACTACATTGGGAACATCTACAAGAAGATTGTTTGATTATAATGGAAACTACGGATTTGCAATAGAATCAAGTGATAGTTCAACATTAAATAGATTAAAATTCTATTCAACACCATTGGGAGATTCCGCACAAGTTACAACATCACTATCTAGTAATGTTTGGTATTTAATATCGGTAACATTTGGTAGTGGAGTGGCACCACAATTTTATGTTGATGGTGTGGCAGTTGGTACATTAACAGCATCGGCAACAATATCGGCACCTACAAGTACAAATTATATAGTAGTTGGTGGTAATGATGCATTTAGTAGTTTTTGGAATGGTCAGATTGGACCTGTTCTATTTTATAATAGAATTCAAACATCAACGGAAGTTGATCAAGTATATGATTATTTCTCACCAACATATAAAGTATAATTTGTTGTTTTGAAAATAAAAAATATATTTATACATTAGAAATACTAATTGTAATTAATCAATAATTAAAATAACATGGCAGAGAAAATTGTATCACCAGGCGTTTTTACAAGAGAGAACGACCTTTCATTTTTACAACAAGGAGTATCCGAAATAGGAGCAGCTTTTATAGGACCTTTCAAAGAAGGACCTGCAGTTCCAACAGTTGTAAATACACAAACCGAATTTGAAACTCTTTTCGGAATAGTAGATGATACCTACTATACACCATTGGCGGTGCAAAACTATTTAAGAGAAGCAGGAACTGCAACTATTTGTAGAGTTGTGGGTGTTGGTGGATACACTGCACAAAATCCTCTTTTGATAAACGTAAGTTCAGGATCAGATGGAGCAACTGCAAACGAAATAGTATCTGCATCAGTTGGTATATTGTTTCCAACAGATAAAAATATATTGACTACTGGTTTAAGTGGATCTACATACACAACTGCAAATGGTAGTTTGGGATATGGTGATTTGATTATGTTTGTTACGGGTTCTACTAACTATACTGGATCAACATCTGTAGATCCTGAAGATACAAATGATATTGAATCCGTTTTTGGAACATCACCAATAGGAGCAAAGGGTGGATATGTTTATGGATTCTTTAAGAGCCCAGTTGAAACTACAAACGGAAAATCAATAGTATATGGTGCAACTGTATCATCTAGTGTTGTAGTATTGGGTGATCAAGACTTTACAGATGATGCACAAGAAGCGGTAACTCCATATGTTCAATCACAATTGATTTCAGGAGAAAGATATAATCTTTTCCAATTTGAAACAATTGGTGTAGGTAATTCTGCAAATACAAGAGTTAAAGTTGCAATCACAAATGTTAAAGCAGCTGGAACTGTTGCAGGAACGGATTATGGAACATTCACCGTTGTTGTTCGTGATTTCAATGATACCGATAAGAAAAAAGTAATACTTGAAACATATTCTAATGTAAATCTTGATCCTAATTCTCCAAACTATGTTTCAAGAGTAATAGGTGATAAATATATTTCAATCAGTGCTGCAGGAAAGATATCAGAAACGGGAGATTGGGTTAATTATTCAAAATATATTAGACTTAAAAATGTATCAACAACCGCACCGGTACAGGCGGTTCCATTTGCACACGCTGCATATCAATTACCTGTAAGTGCAGGAGTGTACGCAAACTGGATTCCAAAAGTAACATATAGTACCGCTTCTGTAAGCGATTCTACAAAATATAGTGGTATTGATTTAGATAACAATACTGATAATAATATATACTTAAAACCAATACCAGCTAGTGCAGGAGTAGGAGCAAATACAGTTTTCTCTTTAGATAGCACATGTGGATTAACATTAAGTGGTACATCATCTACCGATGTTGCAAAAAGACAATTCATATTAGGATTCCAAGAAGGATTTGATGGTATGAGTCCTACAACATCAATTTATAAAGGAGCCGATATAGTAGCAGGAAACTCACAGGGTTTTGATTTATCTACGGCAACTGCAAGTGGTTCAATTGCATACTCAAAGCATATCAACGCACTTTCAAACGCAGATGAGTGGGATATCAATATGGTTGTAACTCCTGGTGTTGTTAAAAGATTACACTCTTCAGTTGTAGATGATATTATTGAAATGGTTGAACAAAGAAGTGACTGTTTCTACATTATGGATGGAACTGCACAAGATGATACAATAGATCAAGCAACAGGACAAGCATCCGCAGTAGATTCTAACTATGTTGGAACTTACTATCCATGGGTTAAGACAATCGATGTAAATACAAATAAATTAATAGCAGTACCACCATCAGTATTACTTCCTGGCGTATTCGCATCTAACGATAGAGTAGCAGCAGAATGGTTCGCACCAGCAGGTTTGAATAGAGGTGGATTGTTAGGAGCAGTTAGTGTGTTGAATAGACTTACTCACTCTGAAAGAGATACTCTCTACGAAGGTAAGGTAAATCCAATCGCTCAATTCCCTGGACAAGGTATTGTGGTATTCGGACAGAAAACATTACAAGATAAACCATCTGCACTTGATAGAATCAATGTTAGAAGATTGTTGTTGACTGTTAGAAAATACATCGCATCTACTTCTAGGTATTTAGTGTTCGAACAGAACTCTTCTGAAACAAGAAATAGATTCTTAAATATTGTTAACCCTTATTTAGAGGGAATCCAACAAAGACAAGGTCTTTACGCTTTCAGAGTTGTAATGGATGAGAGTAACAACACACCTGATGTAATTGATAGAAACTTCTTAAAAGGAGCTATCTACTTACAACCAACAAAGACAGCTGAATTTATCCAAATTGATTTCAACATCCTACCAACGGGTGCGGCATTCAACGGATAATTTAAAAATTGAATATTTATAATAAATAAAATAGTAATAAAATGCCAGAAATATTAGAGTTTGATAAAATGTTCTATAAAAATTTTGAACCGAAGCTTTCGAATAGGTTCATTATGGAACTAAATGGTATAGAGTCATACATCATCAAAACAGCAAGTAGACCAACATTTACATCTGAAGTTGTTGAATTAGACCACATCAATGTAAAAAGAAAAATCAAAGGTAAATCTACTTGGGATGATATCAATATCACACTTTATGATCCAATTGTACCATCCGGTGCACAGCAAGTGATGGAGTGGATTAGACAATCACACGAATCACTTACAGGTAGAGATGGTTACGCTGCATTTTATAAGAAAGATATAACTTTCTATCTTTTAGGACCAGTTGGTGATAAGGTTGAACAATGGACTTTGAAAGGAGCATTCATTTCATCAGCAAACTTCGGTGAATTGGATTGGTCAGGTAATGACCCATTGAGTATAGAATTAACAATATCATACGATTACGCAATATTGGAATATTAATAGTTTTAATCTTAAAATAAGAAAGGGGAGCATTTATGTTCCCCTTTTATTTTTTCAAAACTACGATATATATAATAAAGAAAGTTATATAAACTATGGAACAAAACATTGAACAACAAGTTACAAGAGGGCCGGTACAACAACCAATTGCACAAAAAACGTACCCATTCCCAACAGAAATTATCAGTTTACCATCAAAGGGATTGTGTTACCCAGAAGGACACCCACTATCTAAAGGTGAAATTACAATTAAGTTAATGACTGCAAAAGAAGAAGATATTCTTACTTCTGCAAATTTAATTAAAAAAGGAATTCAGTTAGATAAACTATTAGAATCAATTGTAGTTGAGCCTGGGGTAAATATAAATGATTTACTCATTGGTGATAAGAACGCAATACTTATAACATCAAGAATATTAGCATTTGGACCGGAGTATGATGTTACTATAACGGATCCTGAAGAAAGAGAGCCCGTTGAAGTGGCAGTTGATTTATCTAAAATAAAGATAAAAGAAGTTGATGAAACAAAATTAAATAGGAATAATGAATATGATTTTCTTTTACCTGTTTCAAAAACTACAATTAAGTTTAAGTTATTAACACATGGTGATGAACTTGCAATAAACAAAGATGTTGAAGCAAGTCAAAAGACACTAAAAACATCAAATGAGATTACTACACGGTATAGAAGAATCATTACCGAAGTGGATGGTAATAGGGATTTGGGATATATAAGTTCATATGTAACCAATAGATTGTTGGCGGGAGATTCTAAAGCATTAAGAAAATATATAGGTGAGATAACTCCGGATTTGGATTTAACATTTGAATACCAATCACCGTTTACAGGGGAGACGGAGGCTCTACGCATCCCGTTTGGGATTGACTTTTTTTACCCTACCGATTAATTATTCAGTAATGCTCCATCAAAAAATATTTCAAATGATATATTTTGCAAATGGTGGATTTAATTGGAACGATTTGTATTATATGCCAATTAAATTGAGAGAATTTTATTGGAAAGAAATATTGAGATTAAAGGATGATTACAAAAACGAAATTAAAAAAGTAAAATCACCAAGTAGTTCATCTAGAGTAAGAAGAAGATAAAAAATAATATTTATATTTATATAAATAAACGATACTTCATGCGAAAAAAAATATTAGTTAAGGAGGCCGGATTGATGGACTTTTTTAAAAGCTTTTTTAAAGCAAAGGCCGATAATAAAGAGTCTCAATGGCTTTCTAAATTGAGAAAAGCTGATCCGGATCTGGCCGATGTTTGGTCTGATTATGATAGAGCAGTTACCAAAAATATGATTAACCAAAAAAGAAATTTAGAAAAATTGGGAA